AAGAGATGGCTTCGGTGGAGTATTTTATGACTTTAAAAAAGGCGCAACTGTAGAGATTTCAGAGGAAGCTGCCCGTCATATTTTTGGTTACGGTAAAGAAGATAAGACCACCCACTTGGCTAGGTTGGGTTGGATAAAGACCGCTAACGATCTTCAAGAAGGTTTGGATCGTTTAGCACAATGGAATTTGTCCACACAACCGCCTAAAAAGAACCAATCGTTATCCCCGTTGGTGGAAAGAGTACCCCTACCTTCCCAAAAGAGGGCGGGGGGAAAAGTCCTCTCGGTGGCAGCATGACTTATGGAGTTTAAATGGCAACTCTATCGACTTACATTACGGAAGTCAGACGATTACTCCATGATGCAAACGGAAACTTTTATAGCGATTCACAATTAACTGATTACATTAATGGCTCAAGAGAGCGTGTAGTCCGTGATACTGGCTGTCTTAGGACAATCCAGATTGTACAAACTCCGTCTAAAGTTCCCGCTTCCGCAGCATTAAATGGAACAACACCAACTAATCCTACAGCATGGAAAGCTAATACTGCCTATGCTTTGAATGATTTTATTTTTAGTAATATCTTTATTTATCAAGTAACTTTGGCTGGTACATCGGATGCTACACCTCCACCATACCCACAAAGCCAGCAGAACAATATTACCAATTACCCACCATCTACCCAGTTTTTAAATGTTACTTGTGGACTTACTTATGTTGGCAATTGCGAGAATATTTACTACGCAGCAATGCCATCTGGCGACAGAACGCTTGATATTATTAATATTAATCTTTACTGGGGTAACACCCGTGTGCCATTGGATTACTTGGCTTGGTCAGATTTCAATGTGCGCTTACGCTTTTGGCAAAACTACATTGGCAGACCTCTGGCATTTAGCAACTATGGACAGAGCAATATTTACATTGGACCAATTCCAGACGAAGCCTATCAGCTAGAAATTGATACGGTTGTGCTGCCATTACCCCTTGTAACCAGCTCTGAAGTAGATACCATCAAAGATCCTTACACTACCTCGGTTAAGTTCTACGCAGCTTACTTAGCTAAGTATTATGAGCAAAGTTACGGGGAAGCTGAGATTTATAAACAAGAGTACAACAAGCAAACTTCTGCGGTTCTTACCTCGGTATTTACCCGTAGAATCCCAACACCTTATAGCTCACCTTACTAGCCATGGCAGCAGCGGAACAGAAAAAGTCCTATGCCGTTATTAAACAGTTTAGAGGGCTAAACACCAAAGCTAACCGTACAGCCATTGATGAAAGCGAGTTTGCCTGGCTAGAAAACTCTCAACCAATTGGCTATGGCAACATTAAGATTATTCCCAACAGCCAGGCTGTTACGGATTCTGGAGGTAATGCGGTAGTTTTTTCCAATACCGTTACACACTTAACCAATATCAATATTGGGCTAAATGACTATGTTGTAGCCTTTATGCAAGATGGCTCGGCACAGTATTTCAACATTAATACTGATACCTTTGGCAATGTGGCTGCTGCTGGCACTTTTAGCTCAACGGGCATAAACACTACCCAATGGAACAATGAGCGTATGCTCATCCTTGATCCTACAAAGGGTTACTTTAACTGGGATGGCAATAATGTTGTAACTATCGGATCAGTAGGAGTGATAGGAATTGTTAATCAAGGTTCAGGATATACCGAAGCTCCAACAGTTACCATTAGTGGCTCAGATCAAACTGGTGGGGAACAGGCTAATGCTACATCCACCATCTCAACAGGTAATGTAGTTACCTCTGTATCGGTTTCTAATGCTGGCACTGGATACACTAATGCAGCCAATTTAACCGTTACCTTTAGTGGTGGCGGGGGTGGTACTGGAGCTAACGCTGTAGCCCAATTATTTAGCTTTAAAACTGGAACTCTGTCTTTAGTCGTTGCTAATGAAGGTTCGGGTTATACCAACGCAGCCAATACCATTGTGACTATATTTGGTGGTGGTGGAGCTGGAGCAACAGCCGTACCAATTGTGGTCGGTAATGTGGTTACCCAGGTCATTATGACCAACCAGGGATCAGGCTACACCAACGCTGCCAATGTGACGGCAACGGTATCGGGTGGCGGTGGTAATGGAGCTGTATTGCAAGCCATCGTTAATTCTGAGCCTAATGTGGGCATAGCGAGCTTTTCAGGTCGTGTTTGGATTGCGGCTGGTCGATCAGTCTATTACAGCGCTGCGGGGTCGTATAGCGACTTTACAAGCGTTTCTGCTGGATCAGTAACCCTTACCGATTCTACGCTGCATGGAAACATTATTCAGCTACTAAGCGCCAACAACTTTTTGTACATTTTTGGTGACAATTCCATCAATGTGTTCTCGGATGTTAGGGTTACTACTAATGGTCTTACTCTATTTACAAACACCAATGTGAGCGCATCCGTTGGTTCAGAGCTAAAAAACGCTATATTCCCGTACTTTAGATCCGTTTTATTTATGAATGACTATGGTGTTTATGCCCTAGTTGGTTCAACCACTTCAAAACTGTCAGATGCTTTGGATGGAGTTTTCCCAAATATTGACTTTGCTAACCCAGTTTACGCTGGTCAAGTCTTGTTAAACAACATTTTATGTGCTGTTTTTAACTTTAGATACTTTGATTCTGTATTTACCAATAGCTATCGGTATATCCAGGCTGTTTTCTTTGAGAAAAAGTGGTTTATTTCTAGCCAAGGAAACGATATTAAGTACATTACTTCTGTGCCTGAATCTGGTCAGATTGTCATGTATGGAACTTCTGGTAATAACTTGTATCGTTTGTATGCAAATTCTACAACCGATATTACCAGCCGTATAAGAACTGCTTTATTGCCATTAACCGATCCAATTCGTACCAAACAAGCCTTAAAATTTGGTATTGAAGCAACACTTACCCAAGGTGCAGCCCTTGATGTTACGGTTGATTCAGAGCTTGGATCTAGTCCTGTCTATCTTTTGGGTAATTTTATTACTTGGTACAACAATAGCAACATTACAATCCCTTGGATAAATAACAGTTCTACTGTAATATCATGGATAGGTGGATATGGAACTGGCTATCAGCTTTATAAGTCAGATGCACAACAATGGGGAAAGTATTTAGGGTTAACCATGACATCCAACTCGGCTGGATTTGTGGTCAACACATTTGAACTTGAACATGAATTAAGAGTGAGGTTTTAATATGCCAGTACCATATGTTTTTGGAAATGCTACTACATCAATTCCATTATCCCAACTAGATGCCAACTTTAATACCGTAGCGACACTCGGTAACGCATCAATTGGTTTAGGTAATACCACAACTACAGTCGGTAACTTAACCTTAACCAATGTAACCTTATCTAGCGGTACTTCCAATATGACACTTGGAAATACGGCTGTGACCATTGGTTCTGCTACGACCTCCGTTGGTAATTTAGCACTAACCAATGTCACCATTACGACTATTCAAGAGCCATCCAATGTTACGGCTACTGCTGCTAATGCAACCATTAACATGGATTTGCTTAATAATGCTGTTCTTTATCTTACTTCTAATGCTACTGGAAACTTTACGGTTAATTTTAGGGGTACTTCAGCAACATCATTGAACAATGTAATGTCTAACAATACATCTGTTTCATGTACTGTTTTAGCCACACAAGGAAATACTGCGTACTATAACTCAGCACTACAGGTGGATGGCAGCTCCGTAACACCTAAATGGCAAGGCGGTTCAGCTCCTACTTCTGGTAATGCTAGTGGTATTGATTCCTATACTTATGTCATTATTAAAACGGGAAGTGCAGCATTTACAGTATTAGCAGCCCAGACGAAATTCGCTTAAAGGTTTATAAATGCCACGCTTATCTAAAATTGGTGCAGCAGCCCTAGCAGCATTTGGATGGACAGGGCTACAAACTGTTACTGCTGACTACCTTGTTGTTGCTGGTGGTGGTGGTGCTGGTGGAGATTTATCTGGAGGCGGAGGTGCTGGTGGATTTAGAACATCAGCAGGAACATCTGGTGGTGGAGCATCTGCCGAAAGCACATTATCTTTAATCCTAACACAAAGCTACACAGTTACAGTAGGAGCTGGCGGTGCTGGAAACACATCAAGCGGTGCTGGAACAAATGGTTCAGACTCGGTGTTTTCAACCATTACATCTACTGGTGGTGGTGGTGGTGCTGGTGATGGTGCTGATGCAAATGTAGGTGGTTCTGGCGGTGGTGGCTCATCACAAAAAAACCCTGCAAATGGAACTACAAATCAAGGTTATGCGGGTGGAAATAGAGGTGGTAGTGCTGGCTCTGGTTCAGGCGGAGGCGGCGGTGCTGGTGCTGTAGGTAGCAATGGCTCATCTTCTGCTGGTAATGGTGGTAATGGCGGAGTTGGTGTTGCATCTTCTATATCAGGAACTTCTACTTTTTACGCTGGCGGTGGTGGCGGAGGCGGAGATTCTCGTATTGGTGGCTCTACTGCTGGAACTGGCGGTAATGGTGGTGGTGGTAATGGTGGCAGAGGAACTAATGGTTCTGCCGCAACTGCTAATACAGGCGGTGGAGGTGGTGGTGGCGGTCAAGGTGGTGGAGATGGAGCTGCTGGCGGTTCAGGAATCGTCATTGTTTCCTACACATCTGCAACTCAATTATTCGGTGGTGGAACTGTTACCCAATCAGGCGGTAAATATATCCACACATTTACTTCTTCGGGTGCATTAAGCCCATTAAATTCATTGACAGCAAGCTATTTAATCGTAGCTGGTGGTGGTGGTGGAGCAGCTACAGCAGCTAATGGTCAAAGCGGTGGTGCTGGCGGTGGTGGTGCTGGAGGTTATTTATCAGGCTCTGGTTTAGTACTTGACACCAATTCTATTTATACAGTTACTGTTGGCGGTGGTGGTACTGGAGCAACAACATCTGCTGCAAGCGGTAGCAATGGTGTTAATTCATCATTTAGTGCATTTATAACTGCTGCTGTTGGTGGTGGCGGTGGAGCTTGTAATGGTTCAAACAATGGCTCTGCTGGAGGTTCTGGTGGTGGCGGTTATGGTTTCCCTTTAAATACATACAATGGCGGTGCTGGTACTGCTGGTCAAGGTAATGATGGCGGTAGAGGGCATACAGATGGTGCAACCTATACAACAGGTGGTGGAGGTGGTGGTTCAGGAGCTGCTGCAACTCAAAAAACAAGCAACTCTGGTGGAGATGGCGGTGCTGGAACTGCTAACTCAATATCAGGTTCATCAGTAACTTATGCTGGTGGAGGAGGAGGTGGAGGTTCTGGCGGTTCTGGTGGTACTGGTGCTGGCGGTGGTGGAAATGGTGGAGCAATAGGTAATAACGGCTCTGCTGGTACTGCTAATTTAGGTGGCGGTGGAGGTGGTGCTGGCGG